GCAACCATCTGAGCTTCAGGTGTTCCAGCAGCCTGTTGAGCGGCCATAGCCTGATTAGCCTGTGATACCTGTTGAGCAGCCTGAGCCATGACCATCTCAATAACTTTAGGATCATTAGGATCAATCTGTTGATCTTGTTGACCTACTTCCATCCCTTGCTGCTGGATCATCTGAAGCATTTGACGCGCAACGCCGTTAACCTGCTCCTGATACTTCAAGATCATATGTTCAGAGATGTTGGCCTGAAGAACAGGAACAATACGCTGCATAAAGGGACTACCGCCATTCAAGGGATCTTGTACATACAAGGTTTTAGCCTGAACATGAGCTTCATGGTTTTGTCCAATGAAAGCCTTAATCGGTAGTCCCTTAACAGCAGCAGCAATATCAGATAGAGGGTCCAAAGGAATAGCCTCTACTTTTCTTGGCATAATTAGGTCTAAATTAGGAATATTAGCAGCACTAAGGATGTTGCGGTTCAGTTCTTCCATGTTAAACATACCTGGAGGAGAACTATTTGCCATCTGAAGGGCCATTTGCCCCATCATCATACGATGAGCATTAGAAGGAATGTTGGGGTCGGATGAAGGAATAACATCAATACGCCCGTCAAAGTCAGCCTTATAAATCTTTAGGGAGCTATCTGGAATATGACAGAGGCTTTCTTCAGGTAGATAATCATAGTTAATACTGGCTAAAAGCTTAAATTCATCCTTCTGAGACTTGTGGAGCCTCTTATGGATGGCACTGAAGAACTTACTGGATGCCTCTAGAAGAGCCATAGTTGTTCCTACAGGACCGTATGACGCTGCTTCTGATACAACCTGCTCTGTGCTGTCAGCAAACTTCTGTGCAGCGCCTGTAACAAACCCTAGCATCTGAAACAATGTCTGAGAAGGCTCCTTGTAAGGGAGAGGGATGATCATCTTGGTTAGATCATTACCTACCGCCTCAACTTCCTTCCACTCACCTGGACCAATAGGGGTATTATCCCCTACGATACGGACACCCTTAGCCTTAAAACCAGCAGGAAGACTGGCGAACTGACCAGCATCAATCAAGCTACGCATGGCAGCGGTTGCTGTCATGGTCAAGTTACCTAAGAAGTGGATTAAACCAAGTCCGTAGAAACCGAACCCAGGCACAAATCTGTAGTGAGTAAAATATACTCTTTTTTCTTTTCGCGGATCGCCCTGGTCGTAGTTTCTACGGATAGCTAGAACCTTTTGAGATTTCTCTTCTAAGGTCACAATATAAGGGAGGGACAAATCGCCTACACCGTCTTGTAAATGTTCTGGGAGTTGCAAATAACAATGCTGCTCTAATAGAACATACTGTGGATCATTCAGGGAGGAGGAAGAAAGACCCATGATAGAATTCAGTTTGGAAGATATTGCCGTAGGGTCCGGCATACCTGCTTGTCCTAAAGCCATGTCAGCATACATTCCTGCGGCAATGTCACGCTGCATCTCTACTGGGCTTCTATAAATTACATGGGTGTAGCGATTTGCCCTTCGCAGGTCGGTAGCATAATACGAAACATAAAATTGGTCAATAGGGACAAACTCCGATACTGGCCGGTTTAATCCTTTATCAAAATAAACTTTCTTGAAAGCAGACCCAATAAGAGGAAGATGAAATAGCATACGCTCCATCTCCTCAAAATATTCAGGCATCATGTCCGTTAACTGGTAGTTCATAAACTTCTTGATGCGGTCAGCTTGAGCTACAGATTCTTCAGTATGCTCACCAATAATCTGGGTTCTTACAGGACCAGCAGCAGGAAACAATTCCTGAATAGCCTTACTCTGGAACTTAACAGCCGATTCAATCAAAACAGGATGAACAGCCGTGCAAGCTCCTTGGAAAGGTTCAGATGCTTCTAATAGTTTTAAGCCAAGAAGATCAAAGCCTTTCTCGAACATACTCTCCCACTCAGAACGAGAGTCCTTATCTGCCATGTAGTTCGTATAAACTAAATTAGCAATGTCACGTAGTTCATCGTCTTCTAAAAATTCTACTAAATTTTTCTGTCCAATATCTTCTTCTTGTAAAAGAATATCAGCATCAGGAATTTCTTCATTATCCTCATCCATAGACCCAAAAGATACAATTACGCCACCGTCTTCAGTGTCATATTCTAAACCAGTATCCTTAGGGTTAAGTTCGTCATCATCAACAACAACGCCGCCATCTTTCATCTTACTCATTCTAACAAGATCTTCTTGAGAAAATACAGGGGAGCGTAGCCGATTAGGAGCTTCAAATGGATTACGTTCTACGGTTGACATTATATTTTTTTATTCCCCTTTTAAAGAAGTTTAGCTTATCTAGTAAAGATAGTATAGAGAACTATGCTCCATTTTTCTTGCTTGCTTGATATCTTTTAAGAATTGATCTACCTTTGGCCGCTAAGCGAGCAGCAGAATTAGCATTAGTTGGAACTGGCTCTCCCCATGCATTTGCTGAAAGAGCTAGTCGAGTTGGCTTACCTTTATTATCAACAAGTGGACCACTTGGGTTTGTAAAGAAGCGAGTTAGAAAAGATCCCTTTCGTCTAGCATCTTGCCCTGTTGGATTCGATGCTTTAACTCCTGCTTGAAGGTTCTTACTCTGACCAGAATTCTCAAACTTACGTCTACCTGCTTCTGTCAAACCGCCTTTAGGATTTTTGTAAACACTCATTTTTTTAGTTATCCTTCTTTTTTTTTAGAAAAGTAGTTTCTTTAAATTAGTAACTCTTACATACCATTATACTACTAAACTCTCCAATATGCAACCCTTTTCTTCATATTTCTTTTAGGGTCATCTTCCCAGTTAGGATCTTCAGGATGGAGAAGTCTCCAGCTTTCCTTCACATAATGGATAGCCATGGTCATAGCATCGACCTGATCATCATGGGGGGCATAGGGAAAAGACGCCACTTCATCGAATAACTCAGTAGCCCATTCCTTCCCTTCTGGCAACCAGACACGCCCAGACTCTAGCATAGGGGTAGCAGCATATACTCTGGATATCTTGTCCTTGTCAGGAGAGTATTCTAAGACCGGCAAGCCACTTCTCCTCATATCCTGGATCAAAGACTGCCCTGAAGCCTTCTTCTCTACAACACAGATATCAGGCTTATATTTCTTATACTGCTCCTGAGCTACCTTACGAAGTTCAGGGTATTCAAACCTTTGTCTGACACTCCCTAACAGGATCAGGTTACTTGTGAAGTTCTCAGTATGTTTAGTAGTATCTTCCTCTAAACGAGAGAAGATACCCCAAGTCTGAATAACACTGAAGTCAGCGGTAGTCTTGGTAGAGAAGGCAGTATCATAGGTCTGGATAATAAAATCACACTGAGGGGGAATAGAATGAGGCCACCACTTAATCCACTCCTTCTTGATCATACCGCCTTCATCAGGGGTAGGGTTCTGCATGTAAAGGCTTTCCCAATACTTAGAACCATTGGTAGCCCTGATCTCTTGCTCATCTAACTGTAATACTTCTGTTGTCTTCCACTCAGGGAAGTAACTGGAGCCTTCAGGTAGACCAAGAAGTTCAGCAGACTTCTCATCTAACCAAGCAGGTATCTTAACAACGTGCCAGCAGTCAATGAACCTCATCAACATCCTGTTCTCCATCTTGAGAAGCCAGCCACAGAGATCGTCATAATGGTATCTAGTGTTAATAATAATAATAGAACCATTAGGCATCAAACGAGTTCTTAGACCTGAAGGCCACCATTCCTTGATGTATCTTCTACCAGTAGGGGAAATAGCATCTTCTTCTGACATAGCATCATCCAAGATAGCTATATGCGCTCCTCTACCTGCAATCTTGCCCCTAACACCAGCAGCATAATAAGAACCATTCTTATTCGTTCTCCATTTGCCAGCAGCTCTTACATCGGGTCTTAGAGAGACTTCAGGAAACATCTTATGGAAGTCTTCAGTATCTACAATATCTCTAACCGATCTACCGAAGTCGCTGGCAAGCTGGTCAGAGTGAGACACAGAAAGGATTTCATGAGTAGGGTTTCTACCAATATACCATGCAGGAAAGAGTTTAGAACATAAAACAGACTTGCTACTTCTTGGAGGTAGAAAGACCATCAAACGCTTGATCTTACCATCTACTACATCCTGTAACTTAGGAGCTATGAGTTCAATGTGTCTACCCATAACCCAGTCGGAGACTAATGTAGGAGCAGTCTTCTTAACGAACATAAGAAAATCATCACTAGCTTCTTTGTTTACTAAGGCTTTTAAAGACCCCCTGAGGGAAGACAAAACATTGCTAGTGATGTCTTCCTTTCCAGTAAGTTTATCTTCTTTTAGTTGAATTGCTTTTTTTGCTAATGATGCCATGTGTTTGAGGTATATAGCACACTTCTTTTAAAATAGCAACAAACAAATTTATAAAAAAATACACTTGCTTAAAATAAAAAAGTGTGTTATAATCTCTTTTATAGAGAGACTATAGAAGAAGATATATAAAAAGATCTTAAGAAGATCTATAAAAAGATCTTAAGAAGATCTTAAGACAGTGTAATAGGTTAATATGTTCTTAAAAAGGTTTATTATAAACATATTCTTAAGATATGTTTATAGAGTAACTATATAAAGACGTTTTTTTATATAAAGATATCTTCTTATGGACAATATCCCTGTGGTATTTATGCAACACTTCTATATTTTAGCTGTGTTTATGTGGGGGGCTATATACACACACACACGAAGGGGCCTATTTTTCCTTGCCGGGTCAAAAATACCCCTCTATACCAGAAAGATTAGACCTTTTCCAGGAAACGCTATAAGCCTTTGATTTCATTGAACCTAAAATAGGTGTTTACCAGGGGACCAATCTATGGGCATATATTGATTTCGTGCCTACCACCTACAAGCAGCCGCTTGAAGGAAACAACCTTAAGAGGTTTACACCATGGCTAATCAAATTCTTTCCCATCTCGCTGGCCCACAATGGTTCAATTCCGAATATGTGGCATCTGAGATGCGCAAAGCAGGGTATGACGCTCTCGCTCTCCAATTGAAAGCGGAAGGAAAGATTATCGCAGAGGGGACGCAAGCTGTTATTTCGTACAAAAAGCAGTATGGCGATAAAGGGCCATGGATGGCGTCAATCGGATTGTATCCGGTGAAGGTTACCGCCCCTGCCCCTGCCCCTGCCCCTGCCCCTGCCCCTGCCCCTGCTCCTAAGACTGGCAAGAATAAGACTGCCAAGCCAGTCAAATGGGAAGAGCTTCCTGTTACCAAGCCGGAATTTGACATGGCCGCCGCCTTCAACGCCATGATGCTGGCGAACGAG